TTGCTCTTAATGTTGAAGCACTAGCAGCAACACCACCTGAAAAAGGATCTCTTAATAAAGCAATTCTTCTAAAATCGTTTGTAACTGTAAAGTCACCTGTATTTGAAGATTCTGTTCCTTCAAAGTTTGTATTTAACATTACATAAAAACCACCTAATTCTTTTACAGCATTAAAACCGTGGCCACCTTTTGGCTCGATAATAACATCTAATTCTGAACCTGTTAAACCTGTAGCGCCAGCAGTTACTATATCAGCATTTCGTATATAAGCAAAAGTATAACCTGAACCTACGTTTGTAACTGTAACAGCTGTAATAACTCCACCTGAAACTGTAACTGAAACTGTGCCTGAAGAACCATCACCACGAATTGCTATTCCTGTAAATGTACCATTTGTTCCACCTGTACCAGTCGATTTAATTTTTACTATACGAACAGCACCGTCAACGGCAGCTGCTGATACTGTAGAATTTGTTTCTACGGCCATAAAATCTGTTGATAAAAAATTTGATTGTTGTGTTGCTGACAAAGTGTACATATATTTCCACTTATAACCATCAGCAGTTGTTAAAACAGCAGTAGATGTTCCTGTTGGTTCTGTCGTTGAAGCAGCGTTTGAATTATTATCTAAAACTTTATAAACGTTATATGTAGATGACATTACATAAAATGTTGAGTCAAGTAAACTTGTAGCACCACTGTTCGCTGTTTGAACTGAAGTTGAACCTGTAACACGATTACCATAATCGTGTCTATAATAATCGTAAACTGTACTAGTTGTCCAATTTCTTCTTGGTATTACAAATGATACGTCTGAACTGGCTATTTTTTTAGCAGCTAATAAATCGTCAAATGTATAAAATTCTTCTTGTACCGAATCAACAGGTGTTAATGGTGCTACGTCTGTTCCTTCGTTATCTGTTCTTGTATCACCTCTTGTTGATGTAGCAAATGCTTGAGGTCTTCCTATTCCTAGGTAATATACATTCGGTGAAGCTTCTGAAAATGACTCACTAAATTGTTCACTATTATGTATTCTAAACTTATTTGTTATAATTGCTGGCATAGTTTTTCCTTAAAATTCTATTTATATTTATACACGATATTAATAACTCACACTGATTTCAGTAGGATATGTAATATTAGTTTTAAGATTGTTATTTGATAAATCTTGTATTTGTACTACCTCTCCGTCGTAACTTTCATTATTTAACCCCGTCAATCTATGATTAGCCCAATTCGCTAATAACATAGGCTGTACATACTTTCTTACTACACTGTCCCCACCACCTGGTCCCGTTTGAACACTTGGATGATTACCACCAAACATACTTGTAAATGCTGGATTTGTTGAATTTAATCTTAATGATTTCATTCGAGGGCCACAGTAAGCAAAACCAAATTTTAATTCATCACCACGTACTGATATACGAGCGATAGCTGGAAATGATATTCTATAATTACGTGACAATGTAACATCTCTTGTGCCTGTTGAAAATGGTGATGTCGTGCTTGTATTAAAGTCAGCGCCTTCGCCTGTTTGTGGTGAAGCTCTTAATGTTGTACCATCATCTACTGTACCTAATCTTCTACCAAAGATTGTTGTAAACAATGTATTGATGACACTGTCTATTGGTGTATTGATCTCACCTGAATTAATTCCTGTTACACTTCTTAATTCAGCACTTACTTGTGTAGCAATGGCCACCTCTCCTTGAATATAAAAACCTGCTGTGTGCATTGTCTTTTTAAAACTATCACGCCAGTCATTAATAGAACGGCCTACTTTAATAATATAAGAAAAATCTTGATACAATAAACTGTCTTGTATCTTTAGAGCATTTTCTGAAACGTGGCCATCTTGATTAATATAAGCGCCTGCTGTTTCTAATACGGCCGTTACAGTTGTTGTCGCTGTTGCTTGGTCAAACTTTTTAATTGTAGCCGTAGCACCAGATGTAACTCCTGTAATTGTTACTTCTGTACCAAAAGTTCCTGAAGCGGCTGATACTTCTAATATATTTGTAGCACTTGTAAAAGATACTACAGTAGCCGTTATTGTAGTTGAGCCATCTGAACCTAATGCTGAAACTGTTTCGTTAGCAGAAAAGGAACCTGTTCGATCAACTAATAAAAGATATGTTGGTAATTTTAATGATGGTGGTGTAGGTGAATTTTCATAACCTTTTCCAGCTTCAACAATTTTTAATGATTGAACTCTACCTATTTCTGAACCATATGCTCTTACAACAGCAGCAGAACCACCTGTGCTTGAAACTGCAATCGTAGGTAAAGAAAGATAATTTGAACCAGGATTTATAATTCTTATATCTGTTATATCTCCAACGCCTGTGCCAGATTCTTGGACTATTTTATTTCCTGTATATGAATCACCTCTTACAGTTTCATCTTCTAAAACTAAATGGTCATCAACTGCACTCGAACTACCTTCTTGTGTAAATCCTCCATTCACAACTGATACTTTAGCAGCGGCAGCACCGCCACCTGTATTTGTATTTGTAAAAACTATATCATCACCAATTAAATAACCTGAACCAACATCATCAATAAAAATTTCAGTAATGCCGCCTCGGCCTACACCATCAACTTGAATAATAGATCCTTCACCACCTGCAACTAAAGATATATTATCACCTGTTGAATATAAACTACCATCATTCGTAATTGTAGGTTGATTAGGTATTCCTGATATTTGAGCTTTAATAAAAATATCACTCTCGTCTGAAGATGTACCTCTTATTTCTTCACTTACAGAAAATGTTCCTGTTATACTATCAGCATTTAATATTAATTCGGATATTTCATCAACACCTATTTGAAATTTGAAAACGTTTTCTACAACGGCCGTAGCATCAGAAGTTTGTCCTTCAATTGTTCTACCAACTAAATCTACTGTATTACCTGCTGTTGTAATTACTCTTAATATTTTACTTGTATTCCATTTACCATCTGATATTCTTAATAATTGTTCTCTTGGAAATATAGTTTCAGATTCAAGACCAAACAATATTCTAAAAAATATTTGATGGCCTACTGTAGTACCTTTTAATCTATATAATGATTTAATGTTCTTAATTAGATTTCTTTTATTGATATTGGTATTTAATTCTTCAGGTATTGTATTTAAAAATTCGTTTCTAAACTTAGTTAAAAAATTTGATATTGCCTTATCAGGATCTCTAAAGTTTAGTAGGTCTTGTATGCTGTTTACAGGATTAGGCCTGTAATCTTTAACTATTGTTGAAGCGCCTGAACTTAAACCTATAATTGTTTCGCCAATTATAAATTTATCTTGTGCTGATATGAATAAACGGTCGTTTACTAAATCTTCTGTTAAAACTGTTGCTGTGGCCTTTGAAGTACCACCTCTTATGATTTCACCTCTTGTAAATTTTCCAAATATAGATTCTTCTAATAATATTTTACCACCAGCATCTAAAGATGTTCTATCGCCATCTATTTTAGAAGCGTTTAATATTATATTATTTTCTTGGTTTGTTTCTGTTTCTAATCTTATACCGTCTGTTGTTTCTGTTCCTTCTACCGTTAACTCGGCAGATTCCATAAAGTTATAATATGACTTTAAAAACTCAACAAACTTAGGATGATCTTCTAATACGAAGTCAGGAACCTGAGAAGTAATCAGGTTGGATATTTTATTAAAAAATTTTGCCATTGTTATCTACTTGATGATGTTGTGTAACCTATACCAGCATCAGCAGAACCACCAACAAAAGTATCAACATCAACTGTGATTAAAGAATTAGCCGTATCTATTTCTAAAATTTGATCTCTTACTGGTACAATGTCATTTGATTTTGGTGTTACAGTTAATTCAATAACTGTAGAAGCAGAGCCTCTTATATTTTCAATTGAAGAAACACTTAATGATGTTAGTGTGATTTGGCCTGTTGTATAATTAATAGTACCTTGTGTATTGTTAGCATATGTTCTTACTGAACCTACTAGTCTAAATCTTCTTATGTTACCAGCACCATCATCATCTAAGAAAAATACGTTTGTAGTGTCGCCACTTATTTTAAAGCCTGTTGATTCTAAAATACCACCATTCACTGAATTATATCCTGATACTGGATTGTATAAAGCATTTCTAAAATAAATGTCATATCTTGTAGATGAATTTAAAGTTGGTGTAAATTCTTTTCTTATTTTAATTGTAGTAATGTTTGAGATAATACTTGTATCAGTATCATCAATTAGAGATGTTACTTTAGAATATCTAAACACACCATCAAATTTTTGTAAAGTATTATCATTGAAGTTTGATAATACAGAAGTTATATCAGATTTTAAAGTAGTGGCCGTTTTTGTAGTAAGTTTTTCATCATACTTAACGTTTGATGTTATTAATATGAAAGTAGTTTCAGGATCAACAATCACTGGTCTCACTGATGCCACGTTATATTTTTTTAATTGAGTTACTATACTTTGTTTTGTGGCAGTTGTTAATGTAGAACCTGAAGCGGCCTTAATTGCTATTACTACAGTGCCATAGATTGGTGTTTCATCATCTTCTCCACCCCAAGCACTTACTGATAAGGCATTAGGATAAAGTGATTGAACTAAGGATTCATAATCAGAAGTTGTCACTGCTCTATTTTGTGCTGAGTATTGTAACGGAGCATTAAATCTTACCGACTCTTTTGATTCTGCTGTTGTTCCACCTTGAGCATTTGAATTTGTTGTAATTGTTAAATTTGAAAAACCACTGATTGTTGTTGACGCTGTAAAAGTAGAAGCACCATTTGCTGCCTCAACGTTTGTAACAATATATTCTAATATAATAATATTACCATTTGTTAATGCTGAACCTATAACACCATCGCCAAAATAAATTTCAAACTTACCATCTTCTACTTCTTGTAAAAAATAAACTTTAGATGTTGATTGAACTGTAGCTAATCCTGTTGCTAAAGTATATGTGTTAGTTGTTGTATCATTAGAACTTGTTTGAACTTTTACCACTAGTGTAGATGTATCTGCTAATGAACTAGGTATAATAAATTTTTGGTCAGTATCAGTTGTGTCAACTGTATATCTAAATGTAACTAAAGTGCCTTCGTAAATTTTTACATCTGAAAATCTGTAAACGCCATTTACAGGAGTTGTAACTATATCAGCGTTATTAATAAATTGAAATGTTGTACCATCAACTGTAGTTGTAAAGGCCGTACCTTTTGTCATTGTGATAGAAGAGCCTGTGCCATCACCTACTAAAATATCTATGCTCGCTTCAGGTGCTCTTACAGAAGATGGAGTATAACCTAACATCTTTGCTAATGAAACTATATTTTTTCTTATGTCAGCACTGTCTAAGTACATTTCATTTGCTAACATATTAGCATTGAAACCTAGATAGTGTGTATTGTAAGCAAGTGTATCTAAAAGTATTGAAAAACCTGAACCTTCAAAATCATAATCCTGAAATTCTGATTGACTTCTTAAAAATGTTTTAAGATTTGCTTTTATATTATCAAAATCAAAATCTGATACTTCTAATTTATTGCTTGCCATTCTATCTTAGTCTTTCTAAAAATGTTTCTACCACAACTGGCTGTGGTGTGCCTATAACATAAAACATAATTCGTAAATCATAAGCATTTCTATCAATATCAGGTCTTGCTAATATTTGAACTAATCTTATTCTAGGTTCAAAGTTAACTAAAACTTCTTGTACTTTTCTTTGTAGATTCAAAGCAGTTAAAGGTGTCATTGGTTCAAATAACATCGCTCTTACGTTAGAACCAATTTCAGGATGAAACGGCCTTTCAAAGTGTGATGTATTAATTAAATTACGTACACTTCTTTTAACAGCTTCTACATCTGTTAATTTATTTACATCATTTGTTACTACATTACGACCAAAACTTAAATCTAAATCTTTGTATTGTCTAGTAGCTCTCTTACTTTTATTTAAAGCTGAAGTACCAGAGGCATCGTAATTTGGCATAAGTGTTAATATTTATACGTTAACCAGCAAAGACATTAGAAGAACCTGATGTCATTTGTCCTGAATCTGTTGAGTCGCCAATTCGTGCAATTGCCTTACCTACAACAAATACTGTTGATGATCCTACGTTCACAAATCTTACGTGATTAGGACAAGGAGGTAAAGGTGGCGCCGGATGTGGCACTGTAGCGTCATCTTTTCGTGCAATTAAAATTCCGTTTGCTCTTACTGTGTTTTGTGTGGGAATATCTAGTGTTGTTGTGCCTACACAACTGTGGCCAGTAGATAGAGTATCACCTTGTCGGCAAATTGCTGGCATTATCTGCCTTGGCCTCTATATTTCTTATAACTTCGTCTTTTATGTTTATTCATCATAGAAGAACTTGTATAACCTCTACCGATACTTGTATATTTCGGTTTTCTATTTGATTTTTTTGTATTTGTGTTGTTTACAGTTTTTTTTGCCATATTTTTTTATTTTTTTAGGTTTTTTATATTCAAAATCTTGTATCATCCAAGATAAATCATCAAGTTTATCAAAATCAATCATATATTTACTATTTAGTGTGATTCTTTATTGAAAATATTGATTTTTTTCATAAAAAACATAAGAACAAACGTAGTCCGGCAAAAAAATCTGAATAAGTTATTGATTTTACTGCTTTATTTCTTTAAAAATGTGTCGCTTTACGCTTGTTTTGTTGATTTTTGTATGTTACCTTATATGTATATGAATAAAGATGATATAAAAAGTCTATTGATAGCCGCTGTTATCGTAGCATTTGGTTATGTATTAATGTATGGTTATTATTACTTCGCTGATTACATAGGAATATATGAAAGCCTTAGATACTAACTTAAAGTGGTTAGC